AGGTTCAGGAACAACTTTAATCGCATGCGAACAATTAAATAGAAAATGTTTAATGATGGAAATTGACCCCGTCTATTGCCAAATAATAATGGATAGGTGGGAAAAATTAACGGGCAAACAGGCAGTCAAATTAAATTAATCGTTATACCGAATAACTAAACAAACTAAACAAAATGGTAAAGATAACTAAAAAGAAATTTGAAGATGCAGTTAAAGATAGTCTCGGAATCATCACAACAATTGCTAAAAAACTAAATGTGACAAGAAAGTCTGTTTATGAATACATGGAGAAATATCCTGATATGAAACTTCTATTTGAAGCAGAAACAGAGAGACCTTTTGATATGGCAGAAAAAGTTGTAATTAGTAAATTGCAAGAAAAAGACCTAAAGGCCGCGAGAACTCTTCTCCTTGACCACAAAAAAGGGCGTGAGAGAGGTTACGGGCGGAATCTCGGATTAGAACATTCAGGAGAAATAAAAGGAGAAACTAAATTTATTGTAGAAATAATTGATGATGCTAAACAAAAAGATTCAGGTGAGTCCTTTAATGAGGACTCTGAGCAAAAACAATAAATTTATTTTAGTATTTCAGGGTGGCTCTGGTTGTTTTATTGGAGATACTTTAATAAGGACAATTACTGGATTAAAAAAAATAAAGAATATTCGTAAAGGAGATTTAGTTCTGTCTTTTAATGAAAAAACTAAAAAAATTACTTTTAATCCAGTAATAGAAAAGTTTATATATGAGTCTGAACATACTAATAATAAACATAATTTAATAAAATTTAAACTAAAAAATGGAAAAATTATTTGTACAGAAAACCACAAATTCTATTCAGAGGGACAATGGATTAGTGCCAGAGAACTTGCAAGGAGAACTATGGAAAGAAGTAGGAGATTTTTACCAAATAAGCAACAAAGGAAGATTAAAAACTATGAACTGGAAGATGAGTGGAAAAGAAAGATTAATGAATCCAGGGATGACTCAAGGGTACATGAGAACAATAATAACAATAAACACGAAACCAACATCCGTACAAGTTCACAGATTAGTAGCAAACGCATTTATAAAAAAACCTTTGAACAAACCAGAGGTAAATCATATAAATTCGAATCGTTCGGACAATCGAGTGGAAAATTTAGAATTTGTGACTCACAAAGAAAATATGGAACATTGTATAAAACAAGGAAATTTTCATTATTCAATTGGTTCAAAGAATGGAATGAGCAAATTGACAGAGCAACAAGTAAAAGAAATAAAGAAAAAATACAAGCCGAAAAAATATATGGCAAAAACATTAGCCAAAGAATATGGGGTGTCTTTAGCAACAATAAAGGATATTCTTTACAGAAAAAGAACTTGGAAGCATGTGAAATAAATATTGATGATATTTTAGATATTTCTTTTATTCGGAAGAAATGCAAAGTTTATGATTTAAGTGTTAAAGATACAAAAAATTATTGTATAACAAAAAATAATTTAATAGTTCATAATTCGAGTAAAACTTACACAATTTTACAATACATCATAATTAATTGCCTTACTAATTGGGAAAATGAGACCATTGATATTGTTAGAAGGACTTATCCCGCATTAAGAATTTCAGTAATGAAAGATTTCTTTGATATTTTAAAATCTATGGGGCTTTATTCAAAAGAATATCATAATAAATCTGAAGGGACTTATAAACTAAAAAACAATTTAATAAGATTTTATTCTTCGGATGATGAGCAAAAAGTTAGGGGACCAAGAAGGCACAGAGTCTTTTTTAATGAAATTCTTGAATTCAAAAAGATGGATGTGATGCAGATACTCATGAGAACTCACAAACAAGTATTTATGGATTACAACCCCAGCGAAGAATTTCATTGGATTTATGAGGATATTTTAACCAGAGATGATGTTTTATTCCAAAAATCAACTTATTTAGATAATCCCTTCTTGGGAGAGAAAACAATAAAAGAGATAGAGAGATTAAAAAAAACAGATAATAATCTTTGGAGAATTTATGGTATGGGGGAGAGGGGAGTCACTCAGGCAACAATTTTTTCTAATTGGGATTATACAAAGAAATCTTTTGAAGATTTTGAAGGTCAGGAATTTTATGGTTTAGATTTTGGTTTTAACGACCCAACCGCGATGCTTAGAGTAAAATATCATAAAGAAGGGATTTTTGTTGAACAATTATTATATATGTCCAATCTTACGAGTGACGACATTATAAGAAAATTAGAGGATTTATGTAAAGAAGGAAAATTAAGAAAGGACTCTAAAATATATGGAGACTCCGCAAGACCAGAGATGATTGAAGAAATAAGAAGGGCTGGTTTTAATATCCATTCTTCTCCAAAAGGAAAAGATTCAGTTCTACGAGGAATTAATTTTATTAAAAAACACTTAGTTTTTGTAAAAGAGGATTCTTTAGATTTTATAAAAGAGATTCGAACCTACAAATGGAAATTAGATAAAGACGATAGATTATTGGATGTTCCAGTTGATTTAAATAATCATTTAACTGATTCATTTCGGTATTCTTTGAGTGAAGTCTCAAAAATAGATGGTCGGGCAGGTATTCTTTCTGGAAGTAAAGAAGTGTTTGGATAAAGCAAAAATATAAAAGTCGAATAAACTTAATTTAAATATGAAAATTTTTGGATTAGAAATAAACAAGGGGGATAAATTCTCAGAATTACAAAATAATTTTTCTGAAATAAAAAAACAATTATTAACTTGGCAGAGATTAAGACCTAATGAAGGAAACAATAGAACATCTGAAGGAGAGGTTAAAATTCCTATTTATCCAATATCTCAAGAAAAAATTTACTCAGTTGCATTACAATCGGATGTTTTATTGACTGTTATTAATGCTCTTAGAGATAATATTTTTAGAAGAGGAACTTTAATTAAAGAAAATGGAGAAAATGATTTTGAATATTCTTCCCTAAATAAAATATTAAAAAAAATTAATGATAATAACCAATCGCTAATTGATGTTTGTAAAATGTTTGAAAGAGATTTAAACATAATGGATGATGCTTATCTTATTTCTTTAAAAGATTATATTTTTGATTTGAATGGGGATATTTCAGATTGGATTACTCGAGAGATAGTAATTGCAAAACCAACAAGAATGGGAATTATTGCGGATAGTCAAGGAAGGTTGGGTTATAACGACAAAGGACAGAAGATTTATTTAGACTTAACAAATAGAAGTTATTCTATTGATGAAAAAACTGCTGAAGGGATGGGATTTGTAAACAAACAAGGAATTAAACTCCAACAAGCTTGTTATAGGGCACAAACAGGGAAAGAAGGAGAATATATTTATTACATGGAAAGTGAGGTATTTCATTGTTCAAAATACAATCCAACAATGCTTTACGGGTATTCAAATATTTTTTCAATTTGGATGAAGATTGTCACACTAATTGAGCAAGATAGATATTTGCTTTTAAATTATCAAAAAGGAAGACCGCCTCGAGGTATTCTTGCATTTAACACCACAAATTATGATTCAGTTAAAAAGGCATGGGAAGCATTGAAAGAAGAAGCAAAAAAAGACCCACACTCAATTAGCCCGATGATTTTAGAAAATAAAGAAGGGGTTGGAAAAGCTGTTGAATGGATTAATTTAATGAATCCACTACAAGATATGCAATTTATCGAAAGTAGAAACGAAATGAGGAGACAAATTGGAGCCATCTATGGAGTTATGCCTTTATTCTCAGGGGATATAAGTCAAGCAGGCGGACTAAATAATGAAAGCCAACAATTAACGGTCACTAATCGTTCGGTGGAATTAGGACAAAAAATTTATAATGAGAAAGTATTCCCGTGGATTTTAAAACAATTCAAAATAAACACATATGAATTAGAATTATTAGAGCCCGAAGAAAAGGACGAAATAAAAGACGAAAAAACAATGGGAATTAAAATTGATAATGCTGTTAAAATGTCTCAAATGGGGTTTAAGGTTAGTTTTAATCAAGAGGAAGAAAAGTTTGAATATTCAAATGAGCAAGTATCCCAACCAAATCAAAATATTTTCGGTCCCAATCAAACAAATTTAAGCTCTCAAGATATTGGAAAGGAATTTATTGATTTAAAGTATATGGTAAGAGATGAAGAAATAAATAAAAAGATTAGAGAATTTTTAGATATTGAAAAAGAAGATATTCTAAAAGAAGATAATTTAATATTTGATATAAAAAAAGCAGATAATAATTTTATTTCTTTTATTTCAAAACAATTATATGAGAAAAGTTTTGAAGGTCTGACAAAAGAGGTAAGTGATAAAATTAAAGATGTTGTTTTAAAAAGTTTAATTCAAAGAACAACTATCTCAGAGGTAATTAATAAAATTAAAGAGTTAGGTGTAAGTGAAAATCAATCTGAATTAATCGCAAGAACAGAAAGCTCAATATTAAAAAATAGTGCCAGAGAGTTTAATTATTCGCAAGTTGAAGGAAATGAAAATTTTTTATATAAATGGATTGGTCCCGATGATAACCGAACAAGTGATATTTCAAAAGAGATAAAATCAAAAAGTAAAAATGGATTAAAATTAGAAACTCTAAAGAACTTAGTTAGAAAGACATCTGAGAAATATGGTTTTAAACCAGATAGAGATTGGTTTTCTCATCCGAACCAGCGTCACATTTTTACAAGAAAATTAAAGTGATAAAGTAATAAATATGATAAAAGAAATAAAATTAAAAAACATTGAAATTGAAGACTTTGAAAAAAGTTTAGTGGTTAGAGGCGCTGGAAAATTATTAAAAATTCATTTAGTTTCAAAAGATGTGAAAGTAAAAATACTTACTCGTGAAGGAGAACTAATTTTTGATAATGACCAATCAGGAGTTTATTATCCAAGAGCCAATATTTCTGCGAGGGGAACAATAACCTTAGAATCGGATAAATTAGATTATTATTATTTTATGAAAGGGCTATTAATTATTTTTGAGAAGAATACTTTAATGCTAAAAAAAGTAGAAAAACTTTCTATAATTTATGAAAATGCTTGATATGTCTAAATTTAACATGGTTCCTTTAGAAATGAAGAAAGCCAAAAAATATAGATGTATTCTTTGCGGAAAGGATGTTGAAAAATTATACGCTGGAACCCTTAGAGTTAATTCCAAAGATATAACAAAAATTCAAGAGATAGCCATTTCTTTCCCTGAATCAAATTTATTCATTAATTCTATGGGGTCTCACACTCCAGAAATTGATGGAGTGGTTGATGATTTAAATCTAAAACCAATTAGGGGAACCTCTTTTGAAATTTCTATAGATATGTGTTTTGATTGTTTAGATAAACTTGGTTTTAGACATAAGTTCAAAAGGAAGCATATAAAAAAGATGTTCGCCACCAAAAGAATATAAAACTGGAGGTTAAAATGACAGACGAAAACGAACAAGTTGAATCTGAGGAATTCGAAGAGTGTGAAAATTCGGATACCGATGAAACTGAAGACTCTGAAGAGTAATCAAATGGTTAACCAATTTATTTCTATTTCAAAAGCCATTTCGAGAGAAGTGGCTGATTTTCTTTTTTCTCGTTCACAAGAAAATATAGTTGAGATGGGAATTTCTGACACTGGGGCACTCTTACAATCAGGAATAATCAAAGAAGAAGCGGACGATGTTATAGTTGAATATTCTGCACCATATGCTCAAGCAATTAACGATGGGGCAAAACCCCACAATGTTAATCCAAAACAATTAGAAGGATGGGTAAAAAGAAAATTAGGAGTTCCAAAAAGCGAAGTACCAAAAGTTGCGAGAGCAATAGCGAACAAAATAAAAAACAGAGGAACTAAACCACAGCCATTCATAGATTCTGCAATAGCACAAACATCTGCTATGTATAAGGGTCAAGTGGACATAATAAGAGAGTAAAATATTTAAAGAATAAACCCTATTAGATAATATGGAATTGAAGAAGCGAATACCTTGGAATAAGGGTTTAAAAATAGGTTGTTTATCTGAAGAACATAAGAAAAAAATTTCTGAAAAACTAAAGGGCAAAGTCCCAAAAAACTTTAAAAATTTCCAAAAAAAAGCATGGAAATCCAATAAGGGAAAAATACCTTGGAATAAAGGGCTTTCTTTACCAAAAGGAAAAAGACATCCCAATTGGAAAGGAGATATGGCATCCTATGATGCAATTCACACATGGGTAAGAAAAAATAAAGATAAACCAAATTCATGTCCTAAGTGTGGAAAAAAAGGGAAATTAGAATTATCAAATATATCTGAAGAATATAAAAGAAACATTGAAGATTATGAATGGTTATGTTGTAGATGCCATCGGACTAAAGATGGATGGTTTGAAAAAGTATCAGAAAAAATTGAAAGAGATATTAAAGGTAAATTTAGAAAGAAAAATATAAAGGACAAATTGAAATTCAAAGATTATAGATAATTATAAAAATGATTAACACCTTTATTTCTGATGGAAAAACCTAAACAAATTGATGAGGTTGAAATTTTAAATCCCGAAGATAGAATTTTCAAAGCATGGGGAAGCGTGGAAGTTCGAGATAAAGAAGGAGATTATTTGCCAATTTCTGAATTCAAAAAGATTATGCCAATAATTATGAAGCGAGGTGGAATTCTTATGGATAGGCATTCAAACAGACAAGTGGGAAGAATACTAAATTATGAATTCAAAACAAAGATGACTCCCAATGGTGAAAGAGAAGGTGTTTATTTAACAAACCAAATTTTCAAAGATTATGAAATGGATGACATGGTTTGGGATGGAGTAAAAAAAGGGGTTTATCAGGGATTATCCTTTGGTGGAAGAAATAAAAATAAAGATGTTAAATTTGAAAAAGGAGGAGACATAACTAAAATATTAACTGGTTTAGAAGGTTATGAATTCTCTTTAGTTCCCGGGATGGGAAATCAAGAAGCCACAATGGACGAGATTAATTATTTGGCTAAATCTGAAAATTTATCTAATGAAGACATACAAAAGCCATTCGCGGGATATGAGAATTTTGATGCTTGTGTTAAATCCAATTCAGACAAATCAGACCCCGAAGCGTATTGTGCTGTAATTATGAGAAAAGTCGAATCTGTTAATAAAATTTTTAATTATACCGACGATAAAAATAAAGAAATAGTAAAAAATATAAATAAAAATACTTTATTAGATAGTAGTAACACCAACGAAAAGTATTTAAAGAAAAGTGATTTAAATAATAACATGGAATCAAAAGAATTTAAAAAAGAGGGAGAAGATATTGCACCCCAAAATAATCCTATGGAAGAAATTAAACAAATGTTATCTCAAATTTTAGAAGCTGTTTCTGTTAATAAACAAAATGAAGATAAACCTGAAGATAAGGAACCAGAACAAGTTGAAAAAACTGGAGAAAAAGTTACTTTGCCAAAAGTTATTGAGGAAGATATTCAAGGAAAGAAACCTGCCGAAGGTTCTGAGAAAGATAAAGTTAATTTTGTTCAAAAAGAAGATGTTAAACAAATGCTTAATGAAAAATTCGAAGAAATTAAAAAGATGTTGGTTAAACCAGAAGCTTCTACCCCAAGAGTAAATCAAGATTCTTTAATTAACAAACAAGAAAAGTTAGAATTTCCAAGAACATTCGCTGAAGCAAATAAATTCATGAGGGGTAAAAAATGATTTCTACAATTCAAGAATTAGAAAACTTGTATTATGGTTCTGAAAGTGATTATATTACTAAAACAGATGCTCCAGTTATTACAACAACCACTGGTGTTTATAATGCTGTATTCGGAAAGTTCGTTTGGAAGATGTTCAATCAAGAAGCGAATGCTTTTGGTATTTTACCTAAGACAGTTTGGAGAAAGTCTGGTTGGAGATTAGCAACTGCAAGAGCTACTTCTGTTTCTTATGGTGGAATTTCTGAAGGTGGAAGTTTACCAGATTCAATCAAACCAACATTCGCCGAAGTTACAAATACTTTAAAAACCGTTGCTCATATGTTTGAGGTTTCTGAAATTCAGCAATATTTAGCATCTGTAGATGATGATGCGACTTCTGATTTGGAAATGTCAAGACAAAATATGGCTGAAAAACATAAGGAAGATATGAATATTGCTTTATTGTCCGATGCAAGTGCTGAAGCTGCTGCTGCAACTGCAAATTATGCTGGTAGAACTGGCTTTGAATCTTTGGATAGAGTTATATCAAGTGATTCTGAAGAAGATGCTTTTGGTGGAACTTATACTACTTACTTCGATATCTTTGGATTAGATAGAGATTCCGCTACAACTTATGATTCGGTTGTTTCTCATAATTCAGGAACTGATAGGTCAGTTAGTGATTTGTTAATCAGAACTTTAATTTATGATTGTAAAGAAGCTGGAGCAAATACAACCGTCTTATTAACTGGTTGGGACACAACTCGTTCTATTGTTGCTCTTTATGCTGACCAAGTAAGATATAATAATCCTCTTGATACTGCAAAGGTTAAAATCTCAGTAAATGGAATTGAAACTGAAGAAGGTGCTGGTGTTGGTATGAGGGTTACTTCTATTTACGGAATTCCTTTAATTCAATCAAAAAATACTACCCAAGACACAATTAGTAGAATTTATGCTCTTGATACATCTGACCCCGAAGGTTCAGGCGAAGCAAGATTGAGTTTAAGTATTGCAAAACCAACTCAGTATTTCCAGTCTGGTGTAGATGCTGATTCTCCTTTTCCAATAGATAAGTTCACTACACAAGGACTTTTTAGAACTCTTGGAGAAATTAAATGCACAAGACTCGATGTTCAAGGTAAGCTGAGAGACTTAAGTTGAGGATTCTATGGTTGGTTTAGTTACTACTACTGGAAATCCTGCGGCACCACCTTATACTAATGGTCCTTATACATGGGACCAAAATATAACTTTCTCTGGGACAAATACTTATCAAGGAGCTTCTACTTTTTCTGGAAATGTTACAATTAGTGCTAATTTGACCGTTACAGGAACTTTCACTTTTGGTGATGCTTCAATAGATAATTTTATAATCTTGGGTAGAATGAGCACAGGGACAGCTGCGGGCACTGCAATATCTATAGATGCTACAACTTACCAATATTCAGAAGGAATTGAATTAAGATATGCTGTCTCTGATTGGGCAGATACTTACACTCTAACTAATTTCAGAGCAATGTATTTAAGATGTGAAGCTACCGAGTCGAATGCTACTGGAACTCTAATGGGAATGGAACTTTATGGAGTTGCTAATGATGTTGGAATTCAAAACTTAAAGGGATTGCTTTCTTACGCTTACATTAAAGGGACTACTGCTAAGACTGTGGCTACTGCTTATGGTGTGCAAGCAGAGTTATCTTGGGATGCAGGGGCTTCTACAACAACAATCACTACCGAAATGTCTCAGTTCTTAGGAAAATTGACTGGGGGAGTTTGCGATGATTATACAAAAATACACGGAATGATTTTAAGATTTGGAGATATGGACGGACAATCAAGAACTTATGGAAATGGTATTTTGATACAAGATGATGCAGGTATGTCTGGGACTGCTTCTTTGACGGTTGGTTTGAATATCACTATGGCTTCTACTACTGGAATAAGTTTGTCTGGTAATAATGCCACAGGTATAAGCATCACTGGAACATACACCGCTGCAACAAGTAAAGCAATTCATTCTGCGATAACAATCAATAATGCTAATCTTACAGATGGTTATGGGACAAATGAATTCGATTTGACTTTAACTGGAACTTCTGCTGGTCATGTTGCTTGTTCATCAAGTTGGATTAATATAAATACTGGAACTCATGGAGCAAGCGGAGAATATATTGCTGCTCAAAATAACGGAGTTTATGAAGATGCTGCTGCAACAATCACTGGAGCAAAGATTATTTTTGGTATGAGAGCTCAGGTAATACTCGGAGATACAGATGCTGCGGGAGTCTTCCCTTTTAGTGTTAACACGAACAATACTGCTATAACTGCATTATTTGATGTAAATAACTCTACTGATTTGGGATTAATAACTAACGCTGGTTCTGATAATGGAACTTTGATTCCAGTATATAAAGATAGTAATGACAATATTGGATATGTAAAAATTTATTCCGCTGCATAATTAAAATGGGAAAAATAATTGATAACAAAGACGGAACTCATTCTATGAATGGATTTTCAAATAATTCTGAAGAGGATATGAGAGAACTCGGAGACAAGTTTATCTCTATTGAATCAAAAGATTTATAAAGTAGTTTTCTTTTTATTTTACATGAAGATA